CATGAATCATTACAAATGGAAAAAACAGTCTTAGAAAATTTTATAGAATTTAATCTTTCTGAATTAAAATTGGATATGGGAGTTGTGAATGCTGAATTAGACGCTGTCCGGAAAGAGTTAAATAATAAACAAGCACCTAATTTTGACAGGGCAGTAGAAAAATCGCCTGAAAAGAAATTTAATACATGGTATGAATTTAAAAGAAGCGTATTAGATTTAGCGATAAAAGAAATAAATGAAAAAACAGATATGAAGGTTACATTTAGTCCACTAAAGGGCGGAAGAGGAGGAAAGGTATATGGTGTAGAATTTATTGTCGATTTAACGGGTAGAAATGTAGATGCTATAAAAGATGTGATATCATCAAAAGAAAAAATGACAGAAGATGATAAAATTGATTTTATCATTGATGCCAAATGTTTGTTAAAAGGTTTTTCGACAAAAGATGTAAGAACCATATGTAAAGAATCAGGATATGATTTTGAAAAAATAGAGAAAGCATATAATTTATTAATAAAACAAAATGATATTGAAAATGCAACTGGATGGATGTTGTCTTGTTTAAAATTTGGATATGAAGATCATTCTAAAAATGGTGATAAGAATAAAAAGAATAGTTTTAATAATTTTCACCAGAGAACTTATGATTATGAAGAATTAGAAAAACAACTACTAAATGGTGGTAAAAATATATAATAAAGTGAAGTTTTTAGTGCGGTATAAATGTTTCACGAAAAAATAATATAATAAAATATGAAAAAAAATAACCACGTAATACGTGGCAAAAAATAACGGAGATATCCGAAAATTTGTGTGGATGAAAATTATATTTCATTTATTTTAAAAATCATGTGAAAGGAAATGTTTCACGAAAAATGCCTAAAAGTAAAATTATTAGGGTTATACCAGATAGGATATTTTATAAGTTATGGAGGGCAGCTGAATGTGATATTAAAATCTATGAATATATAGATTCCTTTACAAGTTCTTTGTCAGATGATTATATTGATTTTCGTAAGAAGTACAAACTAGATGAATTGCAGGCTATTAAAATGTTAGAAAACATATATAAGGCATCACATTTGAGTGTAAAAGAAATTATAAATGCATCTGGGAAGAAAAAAGCTGACATAGGATATGTATTTTGCATACCAATACGAACACTTGAAGATTGGTGTTCAGGAAAGAATAAATGTCCATCTTATGTAAGACTAATGTTGATAAGAAAATTTGAATTATTAAATTTAGGTAAATATATTTATTTAGAATCTGATAATCATGCTGTTTATAATGCGTATAAGGACAGTAGAGGAGAGCGGAAGAGGACAGGAAATATAGAATTAGAATCTGAAGATGAAAAAGTGAATGATTCGATAGAGCATCGTGCGTTTGATAAAAATGACTACATGATGTCTATGAAAGAATATGAGCAGTTACATGTTCATAATAGTAATAAAGATATACAGGATATTATTGCCGCAACTGATTATTTGAGAGACTATATGAAAAAATAATAAAGAGAATATTTAAGAAGGAAACAATAAAATGGATTCTGTAAAATTGGATGAATGCGAAAATAACAAGTGCACAATAGAAGATATTTATGCATTACCAGATGGACAAAGAGCAGAATTGATTGATGGTGAATTGTATATGATGGCAACGCCAGGAACACAACATCAACGTTTAGTTGGATTTTTATATTTTGAGATCTCAAATTATATTAGAAATAAAAATGGTGATTGTGAATCATTTGTTGCCCCATTTGCAGTATTTTTGAATGCGGATGATAAAATTTATCTGGAATCAGATATTTCTGTGATATGTGATAAAGATAAACTTACAGATAAAGGTTGTAAAGGTGCGCCAGACTGGGTAATTGAAGTTGTTTCGCCGACAAGTCGTCCAATGGATTATTATAGAAAATTAATGAAATACGGTATAGCTGGAGTTCGGGAATATTGGGTGGTTGACTATGAAAAAAATCATATCATTGTTTATAATTTTGACCAAGATACCGTAGACGAGTATTCTTTTTCGGGAAAAGTAAAAGCAGGAATATATGAAGATTTGGAGATTGATTTTTCAGAAATTAGCACAAATAATATTACATTATATGCAAAATGGGATGAAAATAATGATAATCTTAATGATAACAGAATAGATTTGGGTGATATTGAGCATTTAAATGATCGAGGTATTATTGATGTCATGTATGATGAAACTGGAAATATTAGCATGATAGATGGAAAGTTTACAAATGAAAAAGTCAACTCTACATCAGATGCGGCTAAGATATTTAATCTTGCTTCTGACATATTTAACCCAAAGAATGATAATTATCAGCATGATTTTTATGTAGAAGAATCAGAAATAACATCTCAAGAAATTAATGATTCTAATATGTTAGACCATTCAAAAGAAACGTTTTATAGATACAGTCCTAAAATTGAAAATATTCCTGTATTAGGAAGTCAAATTATATTAACAACAAAAGATAATGGCGAAGCAAGCGGAATTTTTAGTACATATGATGATAGGATTCAAAATGTTAATATTTATCCATCAATAAATAGTGGTATTGCAAAAGAAAACGTGTTTAATTTATTGATTGATGATGAAATTAAAGATAGCATAAACAATGGCAATATTAATAAAGATGATTTATATAATTTGTTTGATATCACATCTGAGCTTATAATTTATGCGAATGATAAAAGAGAAAGCCCAATTTTAGCATATGAAGTTAGGATTAATGGAATAGATGATATAAATAATATTTATTATATACATGCTAATGGATCAAACGCAGGACAAGTGATAGATGTTATTTCTGAAAATCAAGATATACAAATGGATATATCTTCAGAAGACATGTTGGATCAGCAACGTACATTTAAGGCAGAATTTAATAATAATAAGTATTTTCTAATGGATAGTGGTAGAAATATACACACATATAAATCTGATAGAACAACTAGGAAAAAGTATTGGTTATTTGGTGATGATATTGTGGAATATAAAATACCTGGAACCATATTTACCGCAGATAACCAAGAGAATATTGAGAAAGCTGCGGTATCCGCTCATGCAAATATGTCAGTTGTTTATGATTATTATAAAAATGTTCTTAACCGTAATTCTTTTGACAATAATAACAAAAAAATTATTATTACATATAATTATTATACTGATAAAGAAAACGAACGAGGTGAAAATGCTTTTTGGAGTAATAGCAAAAAACAATTCATTTTTCAAAGTGCAACAGATGGGAATGAAAGTATTTATCAAAAGGCAATTGATGCTATGGGTCATGAATATACTCATGCTGTAATTAACTCTGTAGTTGGAGGGTGGCTTGACAAAGGTTTACATTATAAAGGAGAAACTGGTGCCCTAAATGAATCATATGCGGATATTATGGGTTCGTTAATTGAAAATAAAGAGGGTAATGATAGATGGTTAATTGGAGAAGATGCTAGAGCATTAAGAAATATGTCAGATCCATCTCAATTTAGACAGCCAGAACATTATGACAATTTTGATAAAAATTACAAAGATGATAATGGTGGGGTTCATCGTTATAGTGGTATTTTTAATTTTGCGGCATATAAGATGATGAGCGATAGAAGGAATAGTAATGTATCGAAAGAAACGTGGGCTAAAATATATTATAATTCATTACATCGTTTGTCAACTGACGCTAAGTTCTTAGATGCACGAGCTGCTATTCTTGCAACAGCAAAGTCGTATGGTTTTACAAACGAACAACAAGAAGCGATAAAAAAAGCATTTGATGATGTAGGAATTACAGAGCCAGAATCGATTAGAATTGTCTTAACATGGGGAGCCGAACCTAGAGATTTAGATTCACATCTTGTAGGGCCAGGAATAGGATTGTTTAGTCAAAGATTTCATATATATTTTGGCGAAAAAAATTATTATAAGAATGGCTCATATAGTGCAGATTCTAAAGATTATGCAGCAGATCTTGACTATGATGATACAACTTCTTTTGGGCCTGAAATAACTACAATACATTCATTGACTCCAGGGGATTATTATTTTTACGTACATGACTATACAAATGGATCTAGTACGGATTCTAAAGAGATGGCAAATTCTAATGCTCAAGTAAAAATTTATTACAATGACAGTCATAATCTTCAGCAGACTTTTAATGTTGATAAAAATAGTTCGGGTACATATTGGAATGTTTTTAAATTAACAATTGATAACGATAAAAATATTTCAGTTTCAGAAATAAATACATATTCTTCTAATGCAAGTTATGATTAAGTAGAAGTAAACAGTAGATAGTGGATACCTATACAAAAATGGAGCAATCCTGTATGATAATAACAGATTTGCTCCATCCTTTATTTTACTTCATATTTATTAGATTTCCGGCAATGCTCCGGCAGGTTCGGAGACCATGGGAGCAGGTCACTGTGATTTCAATTAGTTTGATGAAAATGATTAACTATAGAAAAAATAAATCAAATTATATTCTAAAGGTTAACTATTCGCAAAAGGATAGTTTTGCGAATAGTGGTGAATTATTTATATACTTTATTAATTTTTATGTCGTTTAAGTAATGGTATATGGTGCATTTTTCGCCAGTTGTTAATAAAATTTAAAGGTCTATAATTATTTGCTATTATTCTATCAAATTTCCTTTGTTATTTTTTATTAATCTTTAGAGATATGGATTTTTCTTGTAATATTGATTTATCAATCAATATTTTATCATCAGAATTATTATCGTCTATTTCTAAATTCATATTTGTAACTTCACCAATTTGTTGATAATCACCATTTCCCATTTTCCAGAAAAGTTTCGTTTTATTATCATTGTTTGTAGGCAATTTAATTCTCCTTAATTACATTTGTGTTCTTTCTCATTTTCTAATTGTATTTTCACGTTTGTTTCTTTCTCTTTTTTGTCACAGGATATTCGTTGACCATAAATATAATCACGATCTTTTATTTTGCAGTGTATAATTATTTTTGCTCGATTAGTTTCATTTAAAATACTGTAAATGCAATTTTCGCATTCACTTGTTAATATCATCTTATCTTTCATGTTATATACTATTATTTTATACTTTCTTTATTTTACATTTTCTTAGTTGTCTTTCAATACTTTTATTAATTATTTGTAGTATGTCATCAAAATTACCATATTCGTGATTGTAAAAGGGAATATAATAATTTCCTTTTAGATCATAAACGTCTATAAAAATAGAACCGTCTGTTGTATCAACAGTAATTTCGCCTTCTATAGAAGCATGTGAATTGTATTTAACAGCAGGGAACCGTATAGAATAACAACTTCTGTCGGCGTTACCAAATTCTTTATTGTAATGGAATCCTAAGCATTTTAAGTTTTTAGTAGAAAAGTCTTTTATTACATATGTATTATTTAAAATATTCTTCAATATAGATGATCCTTTCTTGTACAGAAATATATTCTTAGTAATGTTATATCTTATGTTATTTGTCAATAAGATTTATGATTTCATCAATAATAAGTAAAGTATGAAGTGCACTTTGAGTTGTAATATTAACAAAATCTTTTATAGAAAATTCATATTCTTCTTTTTCTATTTTAGAATCATTGTTTGCCAATTTTGTATTTCTATGTTTTTTATTCATTATTAATCTCCGTAAATTAGCAATCTCAATTATATAAAAGTATTTATACAATAGAGATTACTAGAAAGTATTTTTAATTAATCAGTACTGCCAAATCCACCAGTTCTTTTCGTGGTGCAATTGTCGTCTGCTGTAATATAATAATTTTGAATTATTCCTTGGCAAAATGCTTTTCCTTGATCAAGAGTTAATTCATAGTAGCCATCGTTTACCATTTTGACAAGAATGTGTCCTTCTTTTTCAGATGTGGAATAATCAGCATCAATAATGCCAGTTGAATTTGCTATTACAAATCTGTATTTAGTACCAAGACCACTACGGGGATATAACTTTAACATTTTATCAGCTGGCATATTTATACATTTAATACCTGTTGGTATTACCATTTCACTATCTACACAAAAAATAACATCCATAGGTATAAAGAAATCATATCCTGCAGACTTTTTGGTACTACGTTGCGGAAGTTTTATTTTTTTATATATATTTTCAATATACTCAATATTTTTTTCATCTTCTGGGAAAGAGTTAATCCAGTCTTTTTTAAATTGATCGAAAGATACTTTTTCGAATTTTGCACTTGTTCTGTTACTTTGATTAATAATATTTATATCCAAATTCTTTTCCATAATGTTTAATTCCTTTCTATATACATTTATAAACTCAGTATAAAATACTGATTGTCCTATTATTTAACTTCAACAATCCTTTTGTATTCTTCTCTCTTTTTGATTTCAGAAAAGAACAATTTTCTTGCCCGACTTTCATCAATGCATTAATATCCGACCTTGTATTCTTTTTCATCAGATTTTGTATAATAAACATCAAATAATTTCTCCATATTTCCTCTCTTCCCTCTCTCCTAACCACTTCTTTTTAATTGGCAGGGTTAGCATTTTGGGTGAACTCCTTGTCTTTATTTGTGAAATTCACTTGCTAATATTTCAAATTCAACAGCATCATGCAGTTTTCCGTCTGTAAGCTTAGAAACCTGTCTTAAATACGCACACTCTCTTCCGCCATGCTTTTTTATGAAGTTTCTGTACCCCCTAACCGCTGGATTGTCTGCAAAAGCGAACCAACCCACTCTATTCATGTGGTATTTTTCAAAAAGGTTGCATACTGCCCTATAACAATCTTTTGCAAACTCAACATTTCCAATGTCATAGCTTATAATGCCAAAGTTTTCTGCATTTAAAGAGCACCAATCAACCTTATAAGAAATATAACCAATTACATTATCATCTTTATCTACTGATACAAACTGATGTTTTTCACAATTATTGTCTGCAAACTGTATATCATAAGCACCCGTTCCGCTGTGATAATACATATATCTTTGCTCATACCACGTTTCATAGTTCTTTTTGTTTAATTCTTCTTTATATAACTGTGCTGGTTTTAGCATTTTAAACATCTCCTATCTTTTCATCTAACCAATCCACAAACTCGCTTTCATACTCTAAGACATCTTGCGGAATTATCATACTCTCTTTGCCACAACTCGCCTCCGCAATCCCACTCGTTATACAGATGCACTTTTCTTTCCTGCGGATTGACTGTTATCCAAAGCACTTCAATTTCGTTGTGGCTTATGGATTTTACATAACCGCTCATTCCGTTTATCCCATTACTTTTTCGTATTTGAAACCTAATTTAATCAGAAATGCGTATTGTAAGTCTAAATTCAAATCATCTTTAAATATCCCCATTCAATCGCCCCTCCCTAATCGCAAAGAGAATTTTCTATACCGTGTTCATCTAGCCACTGTTTGTTGTATCTGTTCAGATATAATTCATAATTCCACATAGCTTTCTTTTGCTCTTCTGTTGCGTCCCCTCCAACTGTAACAAGAAGATATTCGCCTTCTTCCACTTCTCCGTCTTCACAAAGCCCATCCCAATCTATTTCATCTTTTATTGCGTCAGGATTGGTTTTATCTGTCAAATCCTGCTGTTCTGCTTCAATTCCTAATGGGCATGAAAAACAATGGCAGCACCCACATTTCTTCTTTCCTTTATAGCCAACATCTTCAACTTCATCTTGTTTTGGATGTTTACAGTTATATCCACCATTTATATACCCTTCTCCAAAAGTATAAAAATATGGACATACTAAAGAAAATTCGTCAAATACAACTGCTTTTAACATTCCCTCAACCTCCTATAAAATCAAATAAATTCATCTAAAATCTCCGTCCTCCAATCTTGAAATTTTATTTTTCTTTACATAAACTCTGCATTGCATATTCACAATAGCGGATATGTGCCTTGTTTAACTCAATCTGCTTTTCGTGTCCGACTTTCACCCCGTTAAACATGGGATTGTGTTTTAGTTTCATTCTTTCTTCTGCCAGTTTGATCTCCATTTCAAACCAGTGTTGTATTTCTTGCTTTGTGCTCTCTGCCTTTTCAATGATTTTCAAAACATCATTTATTCTTATATACCTAACTCCCCAACCGTTTTCGATTAAATCAAATTCGACATCATTCGGAGAAACAGCCTTGTTACACTTTTCAAAAACTTCTTTTAATGCTTCATTCATCTTTTCCACCTCACTTCCTCGTCCTCGTCAATTTCTCCTTTCTGGCGGTCACGCATGGCAACCGCCTTTTGCATTTGGAGGTATCTCATGGCTTACAATAAATTTACGTGATGTGTGATATATTTTCCTCAAGACCAAAAAGGAGATACCCACATGAAAGTTTCTTTTATCCTTGCGGAATGGTGTTTCAACTGAATTTATTTGTTGTCTTTTTCTTCCTTAATATATTTTTTCAAATTCTCAATTTCCGCTTTCTTATCCGCAACTTTTTCTTCTTCCCATTTCAATTCAAGTTCTTTTCTCTTTAAGAGAATTTCGCAAGCCTTTGACGGGTTATTTTCAAGCAATTTACATTCATTAAAATCATAGCCACTCACATGACCTATATCCTCTTTGCTAAAACGCTTGCCTTTGCAAACATAGGACTTCGGCTTTTCCTCTACCTCAAATTCTTCCATAGTAAGTTTTGGGTTATGCCCCCAATTTGACGTTTGAAATACATATAGTTTCATTCCCTCCATCTCCTTTCCCTAAAACGGTAACTCGTTCTTAAACCTGTATTTTTTCCATACATGAATAAAATCAGCGTTTCTATTATTTAAGAAATCAGCAATTTCCTGGGGAGTTGGTTCGTGGTCTAGTTCAATAAAATTTTTTTCGTGAAAACCAATAGATGACGGTTTTTTCTGCAATGCCTGCATTTCCCAATACTCCTCAAGTACCTTGTTTTCCTCATGTTTTACGGTCACATTATGTAACATTGATTTTCCCTCACTTTCTAAATAAATGATGTAATTTACACAATGCCTTAATTTTAGTAGAAAAATTTTATATGATTATGTAGATAGTGTAACTAAAATACTTATTACTCTTTAATATATAATCCACAATAACATTCCCCATTTTCTTGTTCTCTAAATTCTTTACACATACATTTTGTATCATCTGTCTTTTCAATCTTACATGGGCAGTAATTACTATTCTCTTTCAATTTTTTTCTGATTTCTTGTATTAATTCCTTATCTTCAGATAATCTAATCAACATATTATACCTTTCATATTATTTATAAAAGAAAATTTCCTCGTTATTATTTAAATCAAACATTTTCTGATTCGTTGTTTTGCAATTTAAACCACCAAATTTTTCAATATATCTTCCAATTTTAATATAATCTAAATTTTTGATAATTTCATTACTAATAGAGTTAATATCATCATTCCCTGTGTACAAACAGGTTTTTAATTTTTTTTTCTTAGCTTTTTGCAAACAATATAACAATTCATCTTGATTTTGATCGCCACCCATAAAACATACACACGATATTAGATTATTGTATTTATTTAATAGGTTATCTATATCGTCTATTAGGTAATCTCCAATATAATCCCACAAATACATACTGTGACAACCCTTACATTTGTAAGGGCAATCACTAATATTTATTGCCAAAGATATTTCATTGGGCACCTCTTGCATTACGATTGTGTAACCACTATATTTTAATTTTTTCATACTTTTTCGTAGTGTCTCTTTTTTGCTTCTTTTTGTCTTGCTTCCGAGAATTTAGAAACTCTTTTTAAATATCCTATTATTCTAGTGATATAATCAATATCATTGCTTCCGCAAACTTCACATTTCTTCAGCATATGTTTACTGATATGTCCGCAAGAGTTACAAATTGTGTTAGGAATATTAAATGTGAAATATGAACATCCTGTTTTTACTGCATCTATTAGTAATTTTTTATATTGCTCTTTTGATAAATGTTCACTGAGGTTCGCATGTAAAGCAGAGCCGCCATCTAAATATTTTGTCAAACGCTTACCATGTAAAATAAATTTATCAATAATATTACATGTATCATCTTCTACCCTATAAAAATAGCTGTTATAACAATCCCGAGGAGAAAATAAACCATCCTCTTTATCCCATTTCGCATTTTTAACGCCAAGATTTTCAGCAGGGATAAATTCTGTGTTAAACATCAATTCTTTTGTTTTTGCTTTTTTATTTTCATCGAAAATTGGTTTTAGAATTTTTTCTCCGTATTCAAAATATTTATCGTTTGGAGAAATATCAATACCTAAAAATTCAGCACCCTCTACAAAACCGTTTATTCCGATCGTAAGATATTCTTTTTCTAAAGAAATGTAACCAGCTTCAAAAACAGGCAACATTTTCGCATTGAAACTATCTTTTAGTGTTTCATTAAATGCAATCAAATACTTATGGATTTTTTTAACTTGTTCTCTTACTGCTTCTGTAACATCCTTATTTGTTTTGGCGGCATTTTGTACAAGTCTATTGACATTAATTGTGATTACACCTTTAGATCCAGTCGATACTCCACCTGCACCTAAAGTATAAGAGAATGTGTTATTTGTAATACCATTGCGAAGTCGACAACAAGAAGCAAGAGAATCCACGCTGTCACTTGTATATGTAAAGAAAGAATGACCTTTTGCATACATCTCGCAGGTAAAATCATAATATTCTTCATCACAATACGTTTCTCCATTATTAAGCAGATTCATTGTTTCAACTGGAAATGTTAGAATTTTTTTCAACCTTTCATTGTTAAACCAATTCATAAATCTTTTCTGTAACCAACTAACACTTTCCCATGTTGGTTCTGTACCATCAGGGAATACAAAATCGTCAAATATTCCTTGAAAATAGTATTTATCAAAATATGCAATGTTCCAAAAAACACTCTGAAAATTTCTTGCGGCTGCTGGTTGATTTAGTGAATATACCACCTGTTCAAAACTATCAGTAATAACCTTATCTATACTTCTATGTTTATTAGACAAATCTACAACATCCTGTGAGTGCAAATAATATTTATCTCCATATTCTTTACGAATAAAATAATCTAAATAAGTAAGATATTCTGGTGTTGAAACCGCTCCAGCAAATTGAGACGCTATTGCAAATACTAAATTGATAAAAGCTCCATTAAATGCTTGCAAATTTGTTGGTGCATCAGAAATCCCTCCGATGTTTTTTAAACCTTCAAAAAGAAATGGATACATAGTGATACTTACACAATATGGTAAAAGTGGGTTTGTTTCATCATTTCTGTAAATTTCATGATGTTCTAATTGCCTAATGTATTCATCAGCTATATCTTCTCCATACAATTCAGTCAATTTGTCGATCATTCTTAATCTGTTGATGCCTATAAATTTACCTTTGGGTATTTCACCTGTTTCAGTAGTAACATTTTTATTTTCAACATTTGCGTTTGCATCTCTCACGCTTCCCGACGCAGCGTTAGATGCCTTTTGATACTGATTTATAAAATTAATATCATTACGATATTTTTCATATTGTTTTGTTCTTTTTGTCATTGATTATCCTTTCAACATTGTTTTATAAAGATTCTACATAATTAAAAGCGGTTTTAAAATCCATATTTACACCATCTATTTCAAGAATTGGAGCTGACAAATATCCTTTTTTTTTCATAATTTCAATATCATTTACTTCTTCATATGATATATTTTTCTGTTTTAACTTTTTCTCTAATACATTACATTTTGGGCAATGTGTTGAATATAAAATTACTGCCAATAACTATATCCTCCTTAACTCATTATCAAACAAACTGTAAAAATATTTTTTGTGTAATAAAACCTAGTCTGTGAGCATGGAATCCTATCAATCTCATCACGCCCATATAACTTTTCTAAGCCTTCAAACAGGTGTTTTTTGTGATACTCAGTAAATAATACTCTGCTGAATCATTGCCTACTGTACGAGCCATAGACAAAGCCATACGCGTATATTTCCCAGACTGTATCAGCTTTTCAAGCTCTTCAACCCTTTTATATGTCAATCCGTAATATGACAGTGAATGCTGGGGCTGAATTGTTTTGCGACTTCTGGGGTGTATCAAAAAGTGCTTGACTGCTTAAAGCCTTTTGTATCCCTCGCAGGATTCTCTTTTCCCTGTACAGTTCTTTCGGTTACATTATGTATTTAAGCATGTGCGACATAGGCATTTATTGCATTTTCTGCGCATGGTATCACCAACCTTATTATCATTTATTTTTCAGTTTTTCTTTATACTGATCCAGCACTTCCATTGCATCCCGAATCCCTTTGTTATATATATTTGCTTTCTGTTCTTCTGCACTTCCCTTAATTCCTTTAATGCTGCGATCAAGAAATTTCATTTTCATGAAAAGCTTGTTTCGTATTTCTATGTATAAATCTTCCATAAATTTATTCACCTAATTACTTTTTTTACACTGATTATTAATCGACTTAAGATATGCAAGAGCAATTTCCTTCCCTAATCTATATATTTTCTATTGCCACACTTCAAACAAATATAAGCATGTCTTTTCTTGCATTTATTGTCATATACAGTCCTTACTCCATCAATATATTTATGTGCACATAACCATTTTTCCCAAAATGGTTTTATCTCTATCTCTGTAGCATTTATCAATGTTCACTTCCTTCTCACATATTAAATAAAGCACATCCCAAAATAATAAATCCAATACCTACAATTGCTTTCCAGTCAATCTCAACTTTCCAAAAACCATCACATAAATTAATCTTCAAATAATTTCACCTACTTTCTCACCCAATAAAACAGGCATTTCTTTCCCACCAAAATCCCACCGAAAATTATGTATATCACCTTACTATGAAGCCATAATAACCATATACTAATTCGCAGCACATTCCTTTTATCAAAATACACGCTTTACATTTCGAACATTTGTTTGTATAATATTTTCATACCACACAAGTAAGGAGTAACCATTATGTCATCTACAAATTATGAACCTGTTTCTATCATTGCATCATTTGATACAGAAGGACATATTCGTCCACTATATATTAGAGTTAATTCAGAATCACTCAAGGTTCATTCTTGTCGGTTAAAGCCATCCTTCCGTGGAACAATCGAATTTCAATGTAAAGTAATTGATAATGATTGCTTAAAAGATGTAAATATCATATATAGACAATCAGATAATATATGGTCGTTAGTAAAAGATTATATTACATGATCAACTATACTTCTGTGTATCTCCAAAACATTCTCTTTACATCTTCGTTACAAAACGCGTCATCAACTGTGCATCTGTTCCTGTTACAATATTCATCAACATATTTTTTAAAATTATAGTTATACTGATATTCATTTTTCATCAAATTTGTCATGTTACTCACCTCTTCAAATTCCCATTTCCACCATGTCGCAAATTTAATGTCCAATATGGTACAGAATCATCAATATTTGCACGAGTGACAACTCTTTGTGTATTACTAATTACATATTCTTCATCACCAAGCGTAGCTGTTATAAAACCGTCTGGCTTGTTTAACAGTTCTTTGGCTAACGCATGGCTTGTACTGATTATTTCTAAAATTTCTAATATCTTCTTTCGTTTTAATTGTATCTATCTACATAATATCTATAAATGTAATCTATTGCTCTTTTCATAGAATCTTTACCAATCTCGAATCTATCAATCTGTTCTCTTTTCCACAGATGAATATTTTTATATTCGTCCTCACTTAACACTTGACTTTCTTTTTCTAAAAACCCAATAACAGGCTTACCACTGATAAACGCATATAAAATCTCATCGCTGGTTCCTAATGAACTATGTAGATCTTTCAAGTTAACAAGAACAATATCTGCTTCTCTGACCATTCTAAGATCGAATCGCATAACTTCAGCACCAGATTTATAATAATTCTTGCCTATCTCATAAAAATCTGTTGGTGATATAAGTGTTATATCTTCATAAAGTTGCTTTACATATTTCTTTGCATCTTCTCTCCATTTTTTAGGATAGTCGTGCTGATCCGTATTAAAATAACAACTCATGGCACCTGCGAGGTAAATTATTCTATTCATTATCTATAACCTCCTGAACAAAATCTTTTGCTTTACTATTCAATTCTTCTTTTGTACCACTGTTGTCAATAACAAAGTCATAGTTATAATTAAATACATTTTCATCTGCCATATTAGAAGTAATATGTTTTACTGAATTTCTAATGATCAATACTGTTTTTGCGCCAAACTCCTTTACTGCTCTGGTAATTTCTTCTGGTTCTCTAATATGTAAGAATAAGAATTTACTTTCTTCATCTTTTATAAATTCAGTTACTTTATTTTTCATACTTTCAAATGGCATATCACAATATTCACTTGTTAGAATTTTTAAATCTGATAAGAATTTTCTATCTTTTTCTAATTTTTCACCTTCCCACCCTATTTCTCTAGCAATCTCCTTTACTCTATCTACTGAAGAAAAATTGATTACTGTATGAAATTTTTTAAGCATATCATTTAATTCTGTAGAAACTAATTCTACAAATGTGTCTTTGCCAACTCCTCCAGAACCATTAATAATAAAAATTCGCTTGTCCAAAAATATAGTTCTACCTCCTATGAAATAATCTTTTCAAAGCCGTGATGTGTAGCCAGTTCATTTTCAATTGTGGACTTCCCTGATCCAGAAGCCCCAAGCAAAACAATAATCATATGTATGCTTATTCCTCCACTTCAAATATAAATATCTTTACCATATATTTTTTCAAATCCATTTCGCCTAGCAAGCACAGCTTCTTCTAATGTATCATGATATCCCAACCATATTTGTTTACCATTTTTCTTTAAATAGGCTCTATATTTATTTCTTCTTTTATCTAAAGAAACTCCTTTATAGCCAGTAGTTGAATTTGATTGTAAATCTCTATTTAAGCTGTTTATGCTTTTATCTGCAAATCTTAGATTATTCCTTGTACAATTCAATTTATTTCTATCTATGTGATCTATTAGAATTGTATCGTCTGTATTAGTAATAAATTTGTGTAGCAATACTGCCCTTTTATTAAAATATCCACGAGCATATCCATACTCACTTTTCTTCCAGTACATTTCTTTACATTTCTCATAGTCAATCTTAGAAATATGAGCATAGTCTTCAATTTCATTACTATTTGGAAAATACAATTCTATTAGATATTCGTTTTCAAGTTCAATATATTTATTCTTTCTTCTACTAATTAAATAATCACTCCTCTACTTCAATGTCATCAAAAATAATAGGTAATTTTGTCTTTAATTCTTTCAATAACGGTCTTGTAATCTCTTGCATGGATGGATGTGCTGCCTTTGCGGTTCTCAGTTTAAAAAACGCACGCCACTCTCTGTAATTAGCAGTAATTGTGATTTCGGTTTTAGTACTGTTAGGCAATACAGAGCGTGCTTCCTGTGGAGTCCAACCATTCTCAATTAGTTTTAAATAATCCATTTCTGCTCTTGCCATATGCCAAAACCATATATTTGTTGCTTGATCCTGTGGTACACATCTGTCGGATTCACCATATAGTCCTTCCCAATAAATTTTATATGTACCATTGATATTTTCTTCACACCAGCCAGGCTTAATGAATGTGATGCCATTATCAAACTTATCCTTTGAATAGTTACAGTACCTTGTACTTTCCTGTGCAAAAGATGCAATTCTGTGTCTTACCAACTCATGTGATACACCACGATCCACAGTAAATTTAACCGATAGTGAAGAATGCTCAATCATCGCCTCATGTCCTCTACCAATCAACATTTTTACAAACTTCTTAGCACTCTCTCCATCCTCGGTAATCTTATCCTCCGATTTGTAACAGACACGTCCAATCTTCTCAATGTGCTGTAATTCCTTGATTCCTCCATAAGAAATCTCTGTTAAAATTTCATAACTAGGTTCAATAATTCTCATTCTTTTTCTTCTCCTTTTTTCTTTTAATATTTTGTTTTAAACTTCAAATTTTTTCATGTCTTCAATAAACGATGAAATAACACATTTATCACTTGTATCTTTCTAAAATTTCTTCAAATAACCTTGTTTCATTTTCATCATTTGTAATAATTTCTACTCTAATATCCTTAGTAAAATTTAATGTAGTAAGAGACAATAAAGATTTTGCATCCAAAATGACATTGCCTTCTCCAATGTTAATATCAGAATTTTTTAATGTGTTCATGTTCCTACAAAACCCATCTATATCACTTACTTTTAACCTTACATATCTAACCATCAATATTTCTCCTTATAGACTATAAAAATTATGTGCCTCATCTGAAAAAACATAATTATATTTTAAAGTATTATTACTATCAAAAAATAAACATCCTTGACCAGTATTCTCAACAGTAAAAGCATATTCACAAGCCAATATAGTATCTTCTGATACTACAACTTCTTTATATCTTCCATCTTCAATTGGTTGGAATTGATCTTCTACTAAAACAGCAAACATGTTTCCAGAATATTTATCACTCATTAAACGATTAAAAATAATTGATGCTACATTTACCTTTGCTTCAAATGAATATTCGTCTCCAACTTCTGCTTGCACTACTCTAAAAAGTAAATCAAGTTCTTCAGCTGTATAGTAGTCATAAATTGTCTCTGGAGAATCCAGAACACTCGAATAGCAATTAATGAGTTTCTTATATGCAATAAACCATTCTTTCTTGTCTTTAATTAATTCTATTATATTTAACTCCGAATTCATTTTTTCTATTTCAGAGTCTATATAATTATTTAATTTACGTTGTATATCTAATTTGGGATTTTCAACAACAACAGCTTTTTTATTTGGAATATTTTTAGTAACATTTAAAACTACTGTATTTATAAGTAAATTATTTTGTTCCAAATTTGAAATAAAAGGTGTAATTAAACAAACCATCATTACTGACAGCAATAAAATTGCAATTATTCTCTTTTTCATATATCTCCTTGGAATTTAAAATTTGAATATTTGATATGTTTATGAGCTACAATATATTACTTCTACATTTAAGATGTGATCATCTGAACAAATTGATTTTCGCTTATAATCGGTATTCCCAAATCTTTCGCCTTTTTATTTTTACCTGATGTACTTGTAACATCATTATTGATAAGATAATTTGTTTTTGAGCTAACTGATCCTGATACTTTACCTCCCAACTGTTCAATAATATTTACAAGTTCGTCACGGTTTTTATAATGATTTAAGCTACCAGTAATTACGAAAGTTTTGTTTGATAAGTCTGCATTATTACTACTCTCACTCTTCGTTTCAAAGATAAATTCATCAGCCAATGTAGATATCTTCATGTGATTTTCTCGCAAATAATCATGTAACGACTGGTTCATATTATCTCCAAATCCATCAATTTGGCTATAATGAGTTACTATGCCATCAGTCCTAAACTTTTCATAATCATAGTTAAAAAATTTTGCAATTTCTTTACTTGCCGTTCTTCCAATTAAAGGAATACACAGTCCATAAATGAATCTATCCAATGTAGTATTTCTACTTTTCTCAATACTCTCCAACAATTTATTTATAGATTTCTTACCAAAACCATCAAGTTTATACATCTCTTCTTTATGATCTGATAAATAATAAATGTCTCTGAATGTGTTTAACCATCCTAAATCAATAAATTTCTGTAATGTCTGCTCAGATAATCCATCAATATTGATTGCATTCTTACTTACAAAATGAACAAGTTTTCCCAACAGTTTCGCTTTACAATCTAAATTTGTACAATGTAATGTCTTACTTCCATTTTCATTATGTATTTCTACGTCTCCTCCACAGCACGTACATTTATCTGGCAACTTCCATGCATTACTCCTCGTAAGATTACTGTGTACTTTTGGAATTACCATATTTGCACGATATACTTGAATAGTATCACCAATGCCCAACTGTAAATCTTCAATATAAGAAACATTATGTAATGTGGCTCTGGTTGTAATGGCTCCATCTAAATCTACAGGTTCAAACACTGCAACAGGATTTATCAATCCAGTCTTTGAAGTATTCCATTCAATATCTTTTAATGTAGTTTCATACAGCTCATCTTCCCACTTTAATGCCATTCTACAGCATTCATGATGTGAAGTTGATCCTAAAGATTCGGATAATTTACGACTGTCTAACTCGAAAATAATTCCGTCTGTTGGATATTGATAAAACTCTGGCTGCAATGCATTACTTACTTGATCAACTGTACTATTTAATTTTGTTATCGGAACAATTTCAAACCCCATATTATGTACATCAATTAGCGTTTCAGATTTACTATCTTCTTTCATATCTGTCACACACTCAAATACTACGAAAGACAAATTTCTATCTTTAATGATATTTAAATCAAGATTTCGTAATGTCCCCGCTGCCAGATTTCGTGGATGTGAAAATGGAATATCTAAATCTTTATTGATTCTTTTAAATTCATCCCACGAGATCACACATTCGCCACGCAGTTCTAAATTATTTTTATACGGAATACTCATAGGAAGGTTTTTAATAAATCTGCATTGTTCCGTTACATCTTCCCCTTCTATACCATTCCCTCTTGTAATGCCTTGTGTAAACTCGCCATTTTTGTATCTAACCACAACTGTTAATCCATCAAGTTTGTATGAACCGTAGAATCTATTATTAGTAACAAACTTTTCAATTTCTTTTGTATCTTTTGTTTTATTGGCACTTAACATTGGTTTTGTATGCTTTACTTTTGTAAAACCATCTAATATATATCCTTGTACTTTTATTGTTGGTGAACTAGCCAATATGTAATTAGTTTCTCTTTCTAATACTGATAATTCATCGTATAAATCATCATATTCTTTATCTGTCATTAATGGACTATCCAATCCATAATAGGCATATGATGCTTTTTGCAGTATCCCCACTAACTCTTTAATTCTTCCTATTTTATTCAATCGCATTCCTCCTATAACTTTGCTACAAATTCTTTAAATTCTTGTAATTCATCTTTATCAATCAAAATATCAAAGTAACAATATTCTTTACCTACAATGATATACCAAATACGTTTAATCTTTTCTTTTAATGATATCTTCCCTTTATTTTGCATAAAGTAAAAATTATCACTCACAATCTGCAAAGACAGATCATTATCTTCATTATCCGCTTTTAGAACGATACCATTTCCACATCCACATTTGCAAAATGTTACATATTCATTTTTCTTCATTTATATAATTCTCCTTCTCTTGAAACACACATTTTAACAACATTAAATACTAAATAAACTTTTAAGAGTCACAAGTCTATTCCATGCTTTCCAACCAGATTTAAAATGTATATCTTCTTTATTTGTGTTCTTAATGACATTATCTATTGTGAGTTCTATCATTCTCATATAATTTTCAAAATTGCAACTATTCATATATTCTTCAATTTCAGATGAATAATTACCATCTTCCTTTATATCATTGATTACTTCTTCTCTAATTTGCTCTTTTAGTTTATCCATAGTTTCATCATCTAAGATAACTTGACCTTTTAATTCCATAACATTTTCCTTTCTTTAATCAATGAAATTGCGATTTTATATAATCACAAAATTTCCGCAACAAGTCCATAAATATTATTTTTACCAATTGTACCATTTACATGACCATGATTATTAGAAATCTGATAACTTACACCATTTTTAATTGCAGAGATTTTATGTAAATAATACTTTCCTTTTACTTTACATAATACAATGTCATTCTTTTTTAAATCTGTATCTTCTGTAACAGGTTTGCAAATTACAGGTTGCCCCGATTTCAATATAGGAGTCATAGATTGTCCAAATCCTACCACTTTACACACTTCTCCATTTTTTAGATGTTGTGCTGTAATTGCATTCTCTTTACCTTCATATTCATAATTCAACTATGTTCCACCTCATTTCTATAATGAAAGACTTGTTTTATTGCTTCTTATTTGTTTTAAGCAATCTGTTTAAATACCATTTCTGAAATTTTGTGAATTTGATATTGTACATTTTTTCAAAAAGTTCAATACCATCTCTATCTAACATCCTTTTATATGCGCATATTTTACTTTCTTAGTTAGCATTTTTATTATTCTCAAAATCATTCCTCATAATTATGCCATCCTGACGAATAATTTTTATTCTTGCATTTGGACAACTCAAACAGTCATCTACATAGCACAAACCAAAAGGATCATATTTCGCACATTCCGATCTATTACATACTTTAATGATAAGTTTATATTCTGTGATTGCTCTATTGTCCATAATTATTGCACCTCATTTCTACCTTTGAAAGCGTGGATTCATTATCTCATATATTTCTTCAAAATCACTATCTTCTGCCTAATCTCAGTTTCATGTTGTTTAATCTCTTCCACGTCATTATCAGTTGTAAAATTAGCCCATCCACACAAATCACTTTCTATATCTTTAATAAGTTCTTTCTCCAAATCCACTATCTTCATCTCAGAAAAATCATGTAATATTGGTTTTTCTTTTTCTTCAATAATAAATAAAGAATAAGGAGTTATTACTAATGTAAATTCTGTGCCTTCTTCATCAAACCAAATCACTCCACAGCCTTTATTATGATAGTCTATAAAAGCTGTAAGTATATCTATTGGAACATCTGTCAAATAACTTGGTGTGCCCTCAAATGTCCCTAATTTGAAATTACACCAACCATGTTTAGGATTTGAGATCATATAATTCCTCCTCAAATATCTCTTCTACTTTATGAGCAAATTCAGCACTAATATTTTCAGATACAATTCTGAGAATATCTGATAAGTCTTTGACTTGCTCCCAGTTCCCATTTACCATTATCATAGATATTATCTTCTCCTTCTACTCGGCACATAAGTTAACCATTAATTTTATCGCATAGCTTAGATTTTCTTCATCAACTCCGTAATCCTCATCATATAATGGCGATAAATCCAATGCTCCTGCCAACACGTTCATTGTTTCCTCACTAATTTCTATATTAGCTTTCATAAACTCCTCCATTTTTAACCTTAAAACGAGCGTTCTATTGTCTTACTCAATGATTTCATACTGTTCATTTAGATAGCTTTCAGTACAAGCAGAAATAATTCCATCTGATTGCCTAATAATGTAATAACCAACTTTTATATCCAACACGAAACCATTTGGATGAGAAATAAATAATGTTGAAGGTGGTTCATTTTCATTCTGTGAATCATAATATAATATTCCATTTTTTAATGCCTCTACCGCTCATTCAGGAACATAATACTCTCCATTACTATTCATAAAATCTCCATCATACTGAAATGCTTCGATTTCTTTTAATTTTCTTCTATACTTTGCCATTTAATTTCTCCTCCTGAAATTTATCTAACATTTCATCATAATAAGCAATCTTTTCTTTGATATAATCAATCACCATATCCTCAAACGGCTCCATAGCATCTCCTATTGACTTGGCAAATTCTTCATCATGTTCTACATTCAATAAGTCCGACACATAAATGTAATTCTCCGAGTCTTCTTTGTCTTGAATGAATTTGAGAATTATTTCATCATAGAATTGAGTAAAATGCAGTTCGTAGACATCATCATTTAACAACTAGTATCTATTTTCATATTCTCTGATCTTATCAATCATTATAATCTCCGTTTATAATCTGTAAAATTTGTCTTACCAGTTCTGTCATTCGTTCCGAATCACCACTAAACATTTCTCCAGTAGTTTTAATTTAATATTCCCATCGATCTTTTGACACAACCTCTACAGGAACATTATTATAAACCACTGTACCTGATGGTACACTCCACTCTGGTTCACACCATGTTTCTTCATGCTTATATTCTTTTGTAAGAATTTTTAGTAACTTTTGACATCCCTTATCATAACTTTTTGAATTGTGCCTGTCTGGATAATATGTATGTGGATAGTCAACTCCCTCTATCTTCATAGGCTTAAATTTGTTGACAACTAAAAGAACACCATCTGTAATTCTATAAATGTCTTGATAATCCGTTTTCGCCAAGATCTCCAAATTTATAATTCCCCCTTAGTTTACCGATTTATTAACTGATCTAAAACATATTCTCTCAATCTTTCATTTTCTTTAATAAGAGAACGAATGTATTCTTGCTGCGCTGCAATAAATTCTCTACATTCTTCTATTGTTCCTTGTGTAATTGTCTTCACCATATTTTTTTCATAAAAATCGTCTTTTAAATCGACCATAAATAATACCTCCATGATTTTTACTTAAGCTTTTACTCATCCCTCTTAAAACCTATCTTCTATTGGGTTTTTATAAACCCATTTACCATAAATCACGTTGCTTTCGCAACATTTATAATGGTAGGCGTTAGATCCACCTCTATCCCATATCCTGTATAGGAATCTGGGAATACCTTGCTCATAATTTGCAGACTTCCATTGACATCCGCATTAATTAACATATCTTTTGCTTGGAATAATCCTCTTTGAATACGTCTCTCTTTGTTATAATTCTCTTTTGTTGGCAGTTCGTCATCCAAATAACTTGTTCCTGATGTGTATGCCTCATTTACTTCTACATATTTAATTCCTATATTTTCGCATTTATATTTCAGTTGTCCTAATAACATCTCATAAGGAATAAATACGAAATTTTGCATACCTTTCTTTTTCTGTTTCCAAGTATCATTCTTGCCAATTACTAAAGTGTCAATGTTGTTTTCTTTGCACCACTTCACAACAAAAGCTGATGTATTATGCATATAATTTTTGACTCTGCAAAATCTCTTAAATATTAAAGAATCAAGACGTTTACTCCAATTCCTGTTATTCCTTTTCTTCAGTTCAGATTGCAGTTTAGCTCTTTGCTTGTTATATTGCTGATTGATGGACTTCAAAACCTTACCATTAACAATAATTGGCTTTTTGCCGATATTGTTTGACATTGTTATAAGATTATCCACCCCAATATCAATAGCAGCTATATGTTTGCTTTCAGACGGTTGTTCTGGAACTTCTATTTCATAAACTATCTCCATAACATAGCAAGTTCCTTTCGGAATAAAACGTATTTGTATTGGTCTGCCTAAACATCTACATTTCCAATCAAAATCATTCAGTAGACGATTCCTTATATAAATGGTAGATTTTTCATAATCATAAACAAGTTGATTGTTTGGTATCATCCAAGGGAATCTACCATCTTTAGGAAGATACTTTGGAAGTTTGGGCATTCCTAAATATTTATCAGGAAGCTCTTTCCAATCCTTAATTGCTTTGAAGTATGACTTCCAGTTCTTATCAAGCAGCCGTAAAGTACAATTTGCTGGTTGACTGAAACACAATTTGTAGTTTTCATGTGTCTTAAATTCAAAGTTCAAATTATAATAATTGATGTAGTTCCCATTTTTAATAAATTCTTGACGAATTATATAATTTGCTTCGTTATATAGATTCTTAGAACGGAAACACATTTCATCAATTATCTTGAATTTGGGATGATCTCTTTTAATTACTTTTTGTTCTGACCTTTGTACTTTCGTTCTATAACCACCTCACACCATTAATTTGTGTCTAGTATTATTTCTTACATTTCACACCTACTTCGTAATTCCGATGCCATTTAAAGTCACATTAGTAATGACATCTTTAGTGAATTCAACATTTTCAGAAGTTCCACCATAAAATAATATTCCAGAAATTTTGATGATATCTTCATCTCCATCTTTTACAAGTTTTATATCTTGAGTTACACCTAATGCTGTCCGTGTACCATCATCATTAATGATTTCAATTGGTGTAGGTATATCAGCCGCTTTTTTTCACAGCTTCTTCCCAAGATTCTTTTGTATAAACATATCCATTTTTATCTGGCTGTCCAAAATGTACTGGAATATCGAATGTTACTTTTATGTTTTCTACTCTCATAAATTTGTTCCTTTCTACTTTATTTGATTTGTAAATTGTTATATAATACTTCTATAAAACTATTTGGAGGTTACATATATGTCAGAAGATAAAAAATCATTAATCGACTTAGTTCCTGATTCTGTTGATAATGCTGTTAAAAACATTACCGATAAACCAACGCAAAACATGGGAACCACGCTTGCTGATATTTGGTATCTTGTTTTTGGAGGTATTTCCCAAGCTGCTGAGAAACGTAAACTTAAATATTCTTATGCTCTTCAAGAATTCGAAAAAGAGTTAAAAGAAAAAATAGAGAAAATTCCTCAAGATAAATTGGTTGACCCAGATATCCAAATTATTGCTAAAGCATTAGAAGAAGCTAAATATTGCATTGATAAAGAAGAATTGCGGCATATGTTTTCCTCTCTTATTTCTTCTTCAATGAATAGTGATATTTTTGTTACCCCTCTTATGGTAAAAATTGTTAGTTCCTTATCATCAACAAGTGCCAAAATATTAAAATATTTTTACGAACATGATAAAGAAAAAATAGATAAGCATAAATTACAAAAATATTTAAATTTAGAAGACTATGATACAAAGGGATTAGAAATATCACTACTTGAATTAGAACATTTAAACTTAATTTATGCATTTAACAAAAGAACCGACTCATGTTCTAAAGAAGAATTAGAATATTTTTTAATGAACAATTACACGTATGGGTATCAAAATACTGATGGTACATTCTCTCTTTTAGAGAATACAAGATTAAGTTCCTTAGGTCGTAAAATATGTTATATATGTTTACAATAAAAGTCCTATTTCATCGGCATATTTAGTCTATATATAGTGGTTCGCAAAATCAAAATCCACTATATATAGACAATTTTTATGCTGTTTTCTTCAAATTCTCACAAGTTTCCTTTATCAATCTCTGCATAAATGTGTTTCTTACAAAATTCGCTTTCTTTTTTACAGACTGGTTTACAGTATCTATATTCCCTAAATGAAAGCACTTCTCTTTCATCCTGGTCAGTCCCACATATATAAGATTGGAATTCAACATATACGCATGGGACTGAGGTGTAAGCAGAATAACCACCTTTATTGAACTTCCCTGTGATTTATGGATCGTAATACAATATCCAAGACCAACCATCTGCATATCATTTCTGTAATACTTTACCTTTACACCATCAAAATCAATGATTAGATAACTTGTAAATACGTCCTTTACAATACCCGTTTCTCCATTTGCAATAAACGTTTCTCTTAAATCCTCGTCAAACCCATATTCATCATCTACAAATAACTGTGCGTGATAGTTATTAACATTCTGTATAATCTGATCACCTTTAAAATAAACTGTATCTCCAACTTTCATACATTCTGTGCTGCCATAATTTGGATTGGCGACCTTCTGTATTGCGTTGTTTATTACTACTGTTCCAACATCTCCCTTCTTATATGATGTAAGCAACTGTATATCCTCAACTTTATATCCTTGTGATAGCAATTTCTTGTATAAAGCAACTGCATTTTTAACCATAATGTCACTACCAACATTAACAAACGCATAGTCTTTATTTGTACCAAACCATGTGAATTGATTATTGATTCCTGTAAGATATTCCTTACAAAAACGGACATCCGTTGCAACTTTCATCAGTCCACCTTCCCCATAACGGAAAACTTTTGTTAATGTAACCGTTGGAATAATATTGGTCTGCATAAAATCATGAAGTAAATTTCCACATGATACCGATGGAAGCTGCGCATTATCTCCTATCAACAGTAACTTTGTTCTATCAAAATCAACAGCATCTAGCACTCTTTTTAATAAGAATATATCTGTCATAGAAAACTCATCAATAATCAAAGCATCACAATCCAATTTGTGTTTTTCATTGAAGCTCCATGTATCAGGAGGCATATATCCCAAACCTCTATGTATTGTCATGGCATGTTCTTTGGTATAATCAGATAATACCTTTGCTGCCTTTCCTGTTGGAGAAAACAACCTAAATGATTTATTGTTGTCCTTCAACATATTGATGACTGCCTGAGTACAAAAGGATTTTCCTGTTCCTCCAGCTCCATTTAGGATGCAAACATTATATTTACAGATATTCTCTACAATTTTTACCTGCTCATCTGATAGTTCACAGCCATTAACCGTATGGTACTTCTTATAATTAAAATCCCATCTGTTTTTTGTATTTACAAGACCACCAACTATTTTCTCTGCTATATATTTCTCTATTTCATATGTCCTTCTGATCGAAACAACCATAGATTCCTTGTCATAATAAATGCTTTCATGCTTCATACACTCTACAAAATGATTAGAACACGCCGGAACCATCTTCATACATTGATTCCTTAATTCATTGATTGACATTAGTGTATGTCCGTCTTCTTCATTTTTTCCCAATAGGTACAACATACAGGACAAACATCTATGATTGCTGGTTTTTAATTCTGACTCAAACTCAATAATTTCTGGTTTCCCATTTTTAACATTTTCTTTTGAAGCCTTTTCCAGTTCCAACAAAATACTATCTGCCGTTGCGAATCCAACTTTGGCTAATCCACATAAGCATTTATACGGATCTTCTTTGAGTTTCTTTTTAATCATAGTAATTGATGAATACTTTTCATACAGCTTTTTCAACATTGGAAGACTCAATAATCCTTGAAACTCTACTACTAATTCTGCCAAGCAGAAATTTTCAACAATCTTATCCTTGATGATATTAAACGTATATTCCTTAATTCCATGCAATTTATTCAAGTCAATATCATCAAGATTATTATTCATTACACGATCAACAATATCTGGATATACATCATATAATGTCTGTGCCTGATTAAGTGTTAGGATTTCTTGAAGGAAAACATACATATCATCAGCAGATTGTGGCTTGTTTCTTCGGATATTGATAACTTTATATCCCCAACCATTTTTTGTTAGCTGCTCAACCGCTTTTATTTCATATTCAATCCCTTTGCCTAATTCATGTATTTCACCAGATATTGTTGCATTGCCGTACTTTGTGAGTTTGATATCTGGGTAGATATCTTTGTTGACATCTACCGCATATACCCTATAATCTTCACTTTCGTATATAGGTCTTACAATTCTGCCTTTAAACAATACTTCTTTTTCATCGTTATTTTTCAATATGTAACCTCACCTACTTAATCACTTCATAATTTGTCAGCACATCTTCTAATTCATCCGTTACAGTCCAGACTCCGTTGATAGGCTTCTTTTTAAACTCTTTATCAAATTCCTTTATCTTTAGCACTGAATATAATCCAAATGGACTTTCTTTAAATATTCTGCCCTGTTTAATCCTTGAATGTATTTCTTCGCCAGTCCTTACTTTTCGTGCTGTAAAATATGGTTTAGTAGCATCTTTAAATGTTTTGTAGTCTACAATGATATAATAATTGTCACTAACTTTAGGATTGGTATATACCACCATTTCAAGATGTTCCTTTTCAAATTTGATCATCTCAATGATGCCCATTTCCTTATTCTCTATATGGTTGCACAATTCCTTAACTAAACCAATATTATCTATCTCTTTAAATAAAGAATTCGTTTCTTTTCCCAAATACTTCTTCGCTATATATTCAGAAATACCCAATTCTTCTAATTTGCTCTTTTTTATCTGCTTACAAGTTGCAAATTTGTCATAAACCTGTATAACTCCTAATAGATACTTATTTTTGCCAAACTCAGAAAAGAAATTTAAACCAGTAAGAATTTCTAACTGCCTGGAATTTACAGATGTATGTTCTTTTATATCCTTGATAAGTTCTACAAATGAATCGTATTTATTATCTCTTAGTGCATACAGTTCTTCAGCAATAGTATCGTTACAGTACTTAATTGCCCCAATCCCCTGATAGATAGTTCCACTATCTTTGTCATACTCATATTCTGCTTTCGATTTTCTGAATCTTATAGGTTCTATCGTATAGCCTTTTGACAAGATATATTCTTTAATGTTCAAAGATTTTTCTTTATCAGATGTATAAATATTGAGAGCAGACGTTAAAGTTTCAATTGTATAATAATGCCTTAAATAACCACAAGCAAATCCCAAAAATGAATATGGATCGGCATGGTTTTTAGAAAATAAGTATGCTGACGCATCAATAATTACTTGAAGAAAATTTACAATCAATTCTTCTGCTTTTTCATTCTCTACACCATATTCATCTTTCATTGTTTGTATAAAGCCTTTTATGTAATGGTTATTTACTGGTTTTCCTTTATCATCAAGCATGTATCCGCCATCTTTAATGACTGGAATATCATTTTCTGTACCTGTTTTCTTACTAAAGTGCCTACGCACAATATCAGCTTCGCCCATTGTAAAACCACAGAACTTATACAAAAACTCTATGATCTGTTCCTGATAAACTAAATAGCCAAGTGTAGGAGCCAGAAAATCATTCAACGCAGCATGTCCATTGTCCCTATAAATTCCTTGTGACAATTCTGTTCTGTAAGAAGCTCCTGCTGGTCTGATTGCACCATTAGCCATACTCATTAAGTCTATGTATGAAAAGTTTGGATTCTGTTTCTTGATATTTTTGATGGTTGACTCGCTTAAAATATCTCTTAGGTATGAACCCGCAAAATCTGATTCAAACTGAAAAATCAAAGTAGTATCTTGTGCAATATCATCCCATACATTTTTATCACTAAAATCAATATTATCTGGTGTAATAAATGGAATGCCAACAGCTTTACATGTATTGTCTATAAGTCCGACACAATCAAGCCCAAGAATGTCCAATTTTACATAATTCAAAGAATCTATCTCTTTCATATTTATCTGCGAAATCGGTTTGTCATCTGAAGAGATATACAGTGTACCAAATGCTTTGTCTACTTCATGAGGAGATACAACAAGTCCGGCTGCGTGTCTGCCAAGTGATGTAATAGTACCAACCACAATATCTACATACTCAAATAATTCCTTATGCTTATTTCTAATCTTTTCATCAACAAATTCTTTTTTATTTTCGTCTTCCTGAACAAGATTAGATAATTCCTGTGTTTCTTGTGGTGTCATTCCTAATGCCCTTCCAACATCCTTAATCGCACCACGCATTTTAATTGTGTTAAAAGTGATAATATTACAACAATATAATCCTTTTTTTTCAAATAAATATTTTCTGACTTTCCATCTATCTTCACTAAACCAATCTGAATCAACGTCTGCAAGACTGATCCTCTCCTTATTCATAAATCTCTCAAAATTCAGATTATATTTAATACTGTCAACATCTGTAATTCCAAGAAGATATGCTATGATACTTCCAGATACAGACCCCCTCGAATATCCATAATGTACACCTTGTTTTCTAAGTTCTCTCTTATAGTCTTCTTCAAGCAGCATGAAATCAATTGCGTCATTATGTTTATATGTTTCTATCTCATATACAATCTTGTCTTTATATTCTTGGAAATTGCTATACTTATTTACTCCTCTTTCCTTAATGCCATCTAATATTTTCTGTTTGAAAACACCCATAGAATCATTGTATAGTTTGGGATATTTCTTTGAATAATCCAGACTAAATTCTTCTATGGAATCAGCCATAACATTAGTATTTTCTATTGCCTCCAGATAAACCTCTTTAGACAATGCTCTTTGATTTTCATATGCTTTTACAAGTTCATCATAACTTTTAAAAGTAAGATCCCAATTTGATTCATTATCAAATTTAACCTCTTTTGACTTCTGCATAATTGTTCTTCCAAGCAAATGTCTTTCGTCCAAAGCATGTGTATCTGTTCCAGCAATCAATGGTATTCCATGTTTCTTTGAAATAAAGGCAAGATATTGGTTATACTTAATTTGCATATCATCACAATGATGTTGTATTTCTAAATAACATCTATGCTTGTTATCAATCAGAAACTTTAAAAATTTCTCTTGTATTTCCTTCGTGCCGCTGGCTAATATGCCGCCAATACATGCGGTACATATAATTATATTGTCTGATGTAGAAATCAACTCATCAAATGAAATTCTAGGATTGTAATAAAAATGACCATCTCTTACAAATGCTCTTGAAGATAATTCATTCAATTCAACTACGCCATCATAGTTTTTGGCAATCAAAACACAGTGGTAATTATCTCTTTTTTGAGTTTTATTCTCCTCAATATATTTACTGATTTCCACTTGTGCTTCATTTTCATCTGTGCCGAGTAATGATTCACACAATTCTGTTGTATCAGGTTCAAAATATAATTGTTCCGTTACATAAAATTCTTCTGCATGAATATATTTCATGCCACATGATTCAATTTTTGTTTTTTTATGTACCCATTCCAATATAGATCCATGCTCTGAAAATCCCATTGCTGTCATCCCTAATGATTGTGCATAGGAAATATATTCGTTGTATTTTGTAACACTATCTATATTAGTAACACCATTACTCAGATCACTATGTAGATGATATACTGTATAATTCAATCAACCACCACCTTTTACAGATTATCCAACCAAGATAAATCTTCATCTTTAACATCGTTATTTTCAGATATACCACTACCAACACCACTAAAAAAGTCATCTCCATTTTGCTGTGCTGCCAGTACATCCAGATATTTTTTATATGGTTTATGTAAATTGGGAGAATATGCACATAATGTTGAGAAATAATAGCTTTGTTTTTCAACTTGTTCTGGAGTATCAAAGAATACCATCTCGGCATTCTCTTTATCAATTAGTTTCTCAGTTTCATATTTCTCTTCTTTTTCTATAATCTCATCAATCGTATTCGTAATATCTGTAACCCATCTATCAATAAGTTCCTGTGTCAGATCCACATATACAATACAATCATGAAATTTATATTTTGCTTGTACATCCTTTGGCAGACACTTTATATCATTTGTCTGTACCAACATATCAAGATACTCTATAAGTTCATTTTCATATCCTAATTTCTTTAACCACATTTTTACGCTTGTTTGCAGTTTATTACCTATTTCACATCTATCAATTTCTCTTGTAGTCCACTTTCCGTTTGCCTGTTCACAATCTACTTTCACATATTTCAAAAAGTCCCAACAAATCTTTATCTTTACATATGGAACACCCATTTGATGTAGACCAATTGCATAAACAACTAACTGTCCACATTCATTTAATGCTTTTTCTCCCTTATATATAGAAGATGTTTTCCAATCCAAGATATTGAAACAGCCATCACTATCTTTAAAGCATATATCTATGTATCCCTGAAATACGTTTTTACCAATCAGGACACTAATAAATCTTTCAATTTCAACTTTGTAAGGGATTGTATGGTGATTATTAAAGAAATGTTTTAGGTTCTTATAATATTTATCAGCAATCTTCTTGTTTTTCTCGCTATCATTTCTATCAAATTTAAGTTCTGCAATACCGGCTGTCATCCACGCATCTTCAAATTCACTATCCATATCTTCATATTTAATGTTCCCTAAGTATAAGTTCTCCATTATCTCATGTGACATACCGCCTGTAACTGTGTAAATGCAATCCTGTCTATCTTCATCAATACCTTTAATATATTTTAAGAAATACTCATACGGACTGTTATGATAAGAGTTAAAACGTGACCAGCTCCATAAGCGATCCACTCCATACTTTCTTTTTACTTGCTCTAATTCTTCTCCTGTTTTTCTTCCCATTCATACCTCACTTCTTTTTATTCAAGCTTTGTAAATATTTTTTATGTTCTACATAGTCATAAACTGTTCGATACTGCATCATAAATTCAAATATCTTATTTATGGAGTCTGCTGGCGAATCCTTATCTCCAAGTAAATCCCATCTGTCATACAAATACGAAACTTTTCTTATTCCATGAAATTTTTCACAACAATGCCTAATGTGTTCAATATCAATATCCTTGTCTAGTGCAATGATAATCTCACAGTTTAATCCTATAAGTATCTTCACTTGTTCATCTGATATTTCATGCCCACTTAGAGCTACACCAGTTCCATCATTCAAACTATCTCTTTTTAATACAGACTTCTCCGCTTCGTACACAACGACATATCCTTTATCCCGAATTATCTCTTTATTCTCCCATAGTCCAAATAAATTCATCTGTTTAGGATAGCCAGGTGTAATAAAGTATTTTTTAATATCGAATAATTCATAATTTTCCACAGAAGTCCTCATATTAAAACCAAGCAGTTCACCAGTGAGCCAATATCGTAAAGGAATAATATTTCTTTTGTATCTGTAACTATAAGCAAGACCAAACTTTTTTACCGTCCATGACATAATTCCTTCTCGAAAAAAGTCTATATGTATATGTGGTACAAAGTCTTGTAATTCATTCTCATTTAGCACATGAAAATCTAATACATTCTGTCTTTTGCGTTTTGTCTTTACTTTTTTGAATATATATAACGGATCAACTGCTTCTTTCTTTTCTTCCTGTTTCTTAAATGTAAGCGGCAATCCCAATATCTTATGTAAATATTTCACCGTATCAAAGAATGAAAATTTGCTATCATTAATTCTTTTGTTGTACTGAACTAATGTAAGCAAATCAGAATTATCATCAAATTCTTTTTCTCTGGTGTAATTCACACAACTCAAATATTTATTGTTTTTTACATTAACTGCTCCTTTGTTATCTCCATTACAATTTGAGCAGCTATAATATTCTTTAGATGGGTGGTAGACTATATGACCGCACCCAATTTCATTTAAAATAAACTCAATCTTACCGTTACTGTATATCCACTCCTTTAACTCGATAACGGTCATATATTCATAATCACCACCTTAAAAATCTACTGGTACATTGGTAATGCCAATTTCTTTCATAACATTTCTTGACATATCATGCTCTACCACAATTTGATACTGTCCTGTAGAACCTTCTTTATTCTTTATCAAAAATAAAATTTGATAATGTTTTTCCTTATCTAATTTAACAGGAATTTTTGTTTTTCCATTTTTACCTTCCAAACGATACACTTTTAGTTCTCTTCGCTCACCAGTATATTCATCATCATATAAATCTCGTATCATAATGCATGTAAACACAGGATCAATAATATTCTTTGCCATACCAACATTGTCCTGTGTGTAATATCTTTGCTTAACACTTCCTTTTGCTAATTGGAATGTAATCAGAATATGAAGATTCTTTGACTCTGGTTTAACCACATCATTAATTTCAACCATATTCTGTTGAAGTTCCAACCAAGATTTATCACTTACTGCTCCAGCATCCATCTTAAAAGTATCAAGAATAAAATACTTTACACCCATACTTGAATACTTTTTTAGTACCTTAATAGCATTGGATGTCTTATATCGCTTAAATGGTATAACTGTTAGAATATGATTTTTAGTCTGTTCTTTAATCCAATCGGCAGCTTTATGTAATAATTCTTTGACATCTTCTGTATAATGTCCATCCCTAACAATATGTTTCTGTAAATCTTCTTTTATAATATTGTTAGCAACAAATACCAGTAATTCTCTTTGCCATTTCTTTAGGTTGTCTTCGTTGATCATAGCAACAATTCTTTCTTTTTTCTTAATGGCTGTTGGTATCACTGCATTTCTTGCAAAGGTAGACTTACCCACATTACTAAGACCGCCAACAAGTGTAATACATCCTAAATACTGCCCTCCTGTTTCTCTTGTTAGCATATCCATATTGTTATATGGAAGTCCAAGTGCCACCCCTTCATCCAATTCATCTATCAATTCATCAATTCCATCTGCAATATCATAACTTTTAACATCACAATCTACATTCACAAAAATATCATTGATAAATGCTTCCCACTCATTATATATTTCCTCAGCAGTCATATCACAATATTCGCTGAGTCTATCTTTTACAGGACAACCACGTTTTGCCAACTTAATTACACTATTCCACTTTCGTAATTCCTGGATATATCCATATAAGTTTTCTTCTTTGACATATGTACCAGCGTTTACAATAGTGTCATATCCACCATATTCATCATATTTTGCTCTTAGTTTGGAATGTTTTTCGAGATATAAACCGACTGTAATATCATCCAGAGAACTCTTCTTTTCTAGTTTGATAATATCATTTGCAATCGTCCAATAGACTCTCCAAATATTATTATTAAATTCCTCAAGTTCTAAGTTTGTGTCATAAATAGCATCTGGAACCTTATATAAAATTGATACTATATTTGCCTCCGCTGCTTCTTTGTATTCATTTATTTTTTTGATTGTATCAATTAATTCCTGTTCAAAAGCACTTAATTTCTTTCCCTTTGTGGAAGATTTTACTGTTGATATGTTTTTCACCACCTTACCACAATTCATTTAGTCTTTTATTTCTTAATTCTTCTGTCTTTTTTTGATATTCACCACCATTATGAGATAAAATATTTGTGTCTAACTTATCTATATTTTCTTCTGATTTCTTCGCTTTCTGTACTCTCAAGTAGACATCATTGATATTATTTTCTACTATTTTGCAAATATAATTAAATTTATTACTTTCAGACTCAAATACCTTATTTGAAATAGCACTCATAATGGATGGTTTACAAATTTGGAAAGTATATAAAACAACCTCATAAGAATAATCTGCTTTATCCTCAGTGTTTCTGTTTTCCATATACTTTCCTTTTGTCAACCCTTTCAGCCTTAATACAAGACCAGAAGGAATTGACTGAGAACTGTCATACAAGAGTATTTCATTTTTCACATACTGGTATAATTTATCCCATTGCTCTTTTTCAACACTCGTCATTTTCTTACTTCTCAATTCAATTCCTCCCTAGAACATTATGAAATCAGTGCTAATACCTTATTGGCATCGTCAATATCCGTAATCAGAGTCGGATTATCATATCCAAGTTCCTTTGACTTTGCAATAATAGGCTTGATCTTATCCATATTAGACTTGTTCTCTTTGATAAAATCAGTAATCTTTGATACCACATCTTCAAGCTTCTTTGCTTCCTTCTTGTTCTGTTCTGCCTTGGCAATCTCTTTCAACTTTTCCGCTTCTTTTGCTTCCTGTTCTGCCTTTGTTTCATCAAAAGACTTGCCAGACTTAGACTGTTCTGCTTTGATTGCATCTGTGATGGCAATAACAAAATCATCTGCTGTCATAGGGATTTCATCAACAATATCCGCAAATCTTGAACCACTATCCAATGCCATATTGTCATCTCTGAATTTAATCTTTCTTGTCTGTTCAGAAATCTTATTTACAGTAATATCTTTCTTGGTAACAACATTCTTCTTACCAGTCTTTTCAGTAATAATTGTTCTGTCATAATAAGCAAGACCTAAAAAGTGCATCTTCTTCTTTAACAGGTTGAAATATACTTTTTCAACATCAGAAGTTAATGTCTGATATGTTGTTCCTGTTGCAATATCGGTAAGTTCTCTGTTCTTAACATGACCAATAATAATTACAGCAACGCCAATTCTACGCATCCTTGTAATAATATCAAACATGTATTCAAAAGCCTTACCCTGCCCCTTCTGAAAACCATTCCATGCTGCATCAATACTATCTGCTCTCTTATCAGGATGATCGACATTCCACTTTCTAATAGCTTCTGATTCAGCCAATTTAATCCATCCATCGTATGTATCAATAACAATAGCTTTCAAATTGCTATATTCTGTAGTTTTGTTACTCTCGATATCGTCAATAATATCTTCTACCTTATCCCAATCGTCACAATCCTCATATACAATGCCGGAAATTGCATCTGCACCAGCTTCACCATTCATCTCCAAGAAGATATAACCATCTTCACCAGCTAATTTCTCACAAACTTCTTTAATAATAGTGGTCTTACCAATCTTAGGTTCCCCAAGCAAACAAATATTATATGATAATGGATCAATCTTTACTTCATTCTTTTTTCCGTATTTTCCCAAGTTATTATTCTCCTTATATTTTGAATTTGCGAGGTTGCATCCAAGCAACCTCAATATAAATAATCTTTATATTTTACAGATTATCCAACCAACTACTGTCATCATTAGCAGGTACTTCTTCGTCTTCTGTCTCTATTGCTTCTTCAGATGTATCTCCGCTATCGTCATTGTCACCAGTCATAAAGTCAAGAATCAGATCCTCTTCATCATACTTCTTCTCAAACTTCTGAATAACAGGTGTCTTATTGCCGTCTTTGTCCTCAACCATCTTGATTGAAGGTTTTCTGATTACCATTCTCTTTTCTCTGCCAGAACTTACTGTACATTTTGCCAATGCTTCTTCGAGAGTATAAACGCCGATTTCAATAAGCGTTTTGATATCATCTGGAATATCATCTTCTGTTGCAGTTACAACCGCTCCACCTTCGATTAAATCACCCTCAAATGTAACCTCTGTTACACCCTTCTGTACCTTGAATACCTTTTCTACGACTTTCTGAGAAGTTGCAGGATCAGAAAGATTCAACTCATATTCAAATGCCTTATCATATGGGATATTAGTTTTTACTTCCTTACCCTTATATTCCTTGACATAATCAAGTACTTTCGCATAAATTGGAAGAACACCCGTATCCTTATCTGCCTTACCTACGCTGTCTTTTGTAAGTAACATTGTTTGAGTAAATCTAGCACAATATTTACTACTATCATCGACCTTAGAGAGTACGACACTATTGATTTCTTTTTTTACCTGTGTCACATCATTGTATGTAGAGTATTTCAGATTGCCTTTGACATTTACAACCATACCTTCTTCCAAGTTGTCCTTGATATAAGCAATCATGTCATAAGGCGAAAGGAATTTCTTATAAAATACTTTTCCACCCTTATCACGTTCCAAGCCAACTGTCAGGAAGCAAAGATCTCCAACGGATTCAAGAATGGTTTCATCAAATCTGTCATCCCAATCAATAGTAAATTTGTTGTCAAAATCATCTTTGCCATCTTCACCCTTACCATGAACATATACTACATTGTCTCTTTCTGCTCCATATCCACCCATTAGTTCTGCATATACGGTT